GGTGTCAAAGCTTTCTTCCTCTTTTGAACACAACGTCTGGAACCCTACGCAAAGCGCATTGTGCAACTGGTGCCCAGTACGCACATGCGAACTTCACCCAAAACACTAGGAGCAAGTCATGGCACGTGATTACAAAAAAGAATACCAACGAGATTTAGAAACAGGAAAGTCTGGCCCGAGTAGCGCACAGCACGAGCGGCAACGTGCTCGACGCATGCTTGATAAAACCGGCGCAGACAAAAACAAAAACGGCAAAGCCGACAAACGTGAAGGCAAAGACATTGACCACATTAAGCCGATACGCAAGGGCGGTAAGTCGGTGCGTGGCAACCTACGTATTCGTAGCAAGTCAGCCAACCAAGGCGATAACGGTAAGTGAATCTAATCGAGCCGTCAGCTTTAGCAGATGTCTGGTACTTACGCTACCAGCACTCTTGGGTGCGGCTTGATTCCTTACCACAAGAACTACGTTGTATGGCTGATGCGCTTAAGAAAAGCGGCAAGCTTGAGTATCACATGATGATTGAGAAAGACGGTTATTTTGAAGTGCTAAAACTACGAGGAGAATCATGCAGATAATAGAGAACAAAGCTCTGCTTCTGCGCACACGCAACCCACACAAGTACAGCATCATTCCTAAGTTTGCAATCGTTGGCGAGAATGAAGGCGTGTATGAGGTGGCTATTCGTTGGGGTCTTGACGAGGCACGTGTGCTCAAGAACTTAGGAGTAAAGAATGTACCGTCACCTATAACCGCACGGTACGACTGGCCCGGACGGTTTAAACCTATGGCGCACCAGATCGACACAGCGGCGTTTCTGACTTTCAATCGCCGAGCGTTTGTGTTTTCTGAACCTGGTACAGGCAAAACGCTGTCAGCACTATGGGCGGCTGACTACCTCATGCGCACACGACAAATTCGACGTTGCTTGATTCTATGTCCCGTGTCGATCATGCACTCAGCTTGGATGGGCGATATTGGCAACAGCATCATTCACCGAAGCGCTATCGTTGCGCACCATCAACAGGCCACACGCCGCATTGAAATGGTTCAGGGCAACTACGAGTTTGTTATTACCAACTACGATGGCTTGAATCTTATTGCCGATGAGATTGTCAATGACGGGCGCTTTGATTTAGTTATTGCCGACGAAGCCAACGCATACAAAAACGTATCAACGAAACGCTGGAAGTCACTCAACCACATACTAAAACCCAACACGTACCTTTGGATGATGACTGGTACACCAGCGTCACAGTCACCGCTTGATGCCTACGGTTTAGCACGACTCGTCAACCCTTTGGGTGTACCCAAGTTTGCAACAGCTTGGAGAGACAAGACGATGAACAAGATCACAATGTTTAAGTGGGCGCCAAAGGCAGACGCACAAGATAAAGTACACGCCGCACTACAGCCAGCAATACGTTTCACAAAGGCACAGTGCCTCGACTTACCCCCAGTTATTACGGAGACTAGAGATGTCCCCCTTACCCCACAGCAGAAAAAGTATTACGCCATACTTAAGGAGCAGATGCTCGTCAAGGCGGCGGGTGAAACTATTACGGCGATCAACGCCGCCGCCGAAGTTAACAAGCTCCTTCAAATTAGTGCTGGTGCTGCCTATACAGACAATGCTGAAGTCGTTGAGTTCGATTGCGCACCAAGACTAGCGGTACTGATGGAGGTGCTTGAAGAGACAAACCGTAAGGTGCTGGTGTTTGCACCGTACCGGCACAGCATTGACACTATTGCAACGTACCTTGACAAGCACCAAGTATCAAACGCATTGATTCACGGTGACGTATCACCCAGTAAGCGCACCAAAATCTTTAAGCAGTTTCAAGAAGAACCTGACCCACGTGTGCTTGTGATTCAACCACAAGCCGCCGCTCATGGCGTAACGCTTACTGCGGCTGACACAGTTGTGTTCTGGGGGCCTGTGATGTCTACAGAAACCTACATTCAATGTTGCGCTCGTTCCGACAGGAAAGGGCAGACAAGCGATAAGGTGACGGTCATTCACATTCAAGGCAGTGACATTGAACGCAAGATGTTTAAGCGCCTAGCCGAGAGAGTGGAAGACAACAACCTTTTAGTAAAGCTGTACGAAGAAGTGCTTGACACGAAGTAAAATTTTAGACACACTACGAAAAAACAAAGGAGAGTCTTATGTCAGAAACCGTTCCACTGGATAAGCTGGCGAAGGTGTATCGCAAGATACGCACTCGCATACAGGAGTTGACCACAGAGTACGAGACGCAAGTCGAAGGACTCAAGGCTCAACAGCAAGAGATCAGTAACGCCATCAAAGACCACATGCTGGTCACAGGTGTTAAGACTGTGCGTACTGATGAGGGCACGATTATCTTGTCGCAAAAGACACGCTATTCCACGCACGATTGGGATTCGTTCAAGTCTTTTGTGCTGGAGCATCAAGTGCTCGACCTATTTGAGAAACGTATTGCTCAGACAAACATGAAGCAGTTTCTTGAAGAAAACCCCGGAGTTGTACCGCCGGGGCTGAACTCGGACAGTGAGTACGCTATCACTGTACGCAAACCAACTTCTAGGTAAAGGAGAAGTCCATGTCAGAAATGACCTTGTTTGAATCAGGCAACCTGCCTGCGTTTGCTAAGAACCGTGAACTGTCTGCTGTAGCCAAAGCCCTCGCTGGGGGTGGTGGCGGTGGTGGCGGTAAGCGCATTTCAATTAAAGGCGGTGTGTTCCGCTTGATTCATGACGGCAAGCAGATTGCCGCTATTGATGAGCGCTACCTCGATGTAGTGGTTGTGCAAGCCGCTGAGAAGATCAGCCGCACGTTTTACGCTGGTGCTTGGGATCCTGAGAATCCTGCACCCCCCGACTGCTGGTCAGCAGATGGTGACAAGCCTGACAGTTCAGCGGCTTCGCCACAGTCACCGACCTGTGCAACCTGCCCTCAGAACATCAAGGGTTCGGGTCAAGGCGAGTCTCGTGCATGCCGCTTTAATCAGCGTCTGGCGGTTGTTCTTGCCAATGATATTAACGGTGATGTGCTTCAGCTTCAGCTACCAGCGACTTCAATCTTTGGTAAAGCTGAGGGTGATAATCACCCCTTGCAGTCTTACGCTAGGTTGTTGGCGTCTCAGTCCATCAGCCCAGAGATGGTTGTGACTCGTATGAAGTTCGATACACAGAAAGAGTCACCGAAGTTGTTCTTCAAGCCCGTGCGTTGGTTAACTGATGATGAGCACGGTACGGCGGTTGAGAAGGGCCAGTCAGAGGACGCCAAGCGTGCTGTCACTATGACCGTGGCTCAAGTTGATAAGGTTGTGGCTCCTATGCTTGAGGGTAAACCCCCAGCGGCAAAGGCTAAGAAACCTGCGAAGGCAAAGGAAGAGGTTGAAGAAGTTGATGAGCCTGAGCTTCGCAAGGAAGAATCCACACCAGCACCCACAAAGAAAAGCGACTTAGCTTCAGTTGTGGCAGACTGGGATACCGACGACTAATCAGCCGAGGGGGCACCGCAAGGTGCACCCCTTCAATCCTATGCCCTACTCAGACAAAACTAGAAACACCATCAATAACGCCCCCAAGACGCTTGGTACTGAACTTGCCAAGTGGGCCATGTACAGAGATATATCTGTTAAGCGCATTGCTATGGCAACAGGGGCTACCCGACAAACCGTTTATAACTGGTTCACTGGCTCAACAGAAGTAACCTCAGCGTACAAAGATCGCGTCACGACGATCATCGACACACTAAAGAAGGTGAGCCAAACCGAAGACGCATGGAGAGAAATATATACGCAATTCAACCTACGCAATTGACCGACGAGGAGTTTTTCAGAACGTGTTTGCAGATTCTTATAACTGATGAGTTGCCTAAAACTTATCAAGAAGAACTGCTTAAACGCTATGAAAAAGCGCTTGACAAGCTAGCAGTACCCGCACAATAACAACTGGGAGTTGGTATGCAACCGCTTGATTTTCTAGCGGCGGTACTCCCGTCTTCAGGTTTTTTCTGTGCGGCTGAGTTCACCACCAAGAAAAAAGAACATGTCTATGTAGAAAGCGTTGCTGAGCTTATTGGCATCGCCGACTCATGGGCAGAAACAAAAGATGCTTACTTTGCTTTAGCTTCTTTCAAAGAGGCTGGGTCACGAGTTGCAGAAAACGCCAATCTTCTTAAGGCGTTGTTCATTGACCTAGATCTTGGCGATAAAAAGACCTATAAGTCTCGTAAAGAAGCGGCTGATGCCTTTGAAGCCTTTATGGCTAAGACGGGCATGCGTGACCTTGGGCAACCCATTGTAGTTTCTTCGGGCGGGGGGTATCACATTTACTGGCCTTTCACTGAAGAAGTTGAAGTATCTAAGTGGAAACCCTTAGCCGAGAGCTTCAAACGCTTGTGCAAACAAGAGGGACTTGAGATTGACTGGAACTGTACGGCTGACGCCGCACGTGTTTTACGCATACCAGGCACAGTAAATCACAAGTTCAACCCGCCCAAGCCAGTCAAGATTCTTGGCGAAGGCACGGGGGCGTTTGAGTTCTCTGTTATTGAAGCGTTCATTGCCAGCAAGCTGAAGGCCCCCCTACCGACTGCTCAAGTCATCAGCCTACCCGGCGCACGCCCAACGTCCAAAGGCCAGCCAAACCTCACGCTGATGTCGAACAGCGTCACCGTATTTAAGAAAATAGTTAAGCGCACCAAAGACGGCACAGGTTGTGGGCAACTTGCTCACTATATGGAGAACGCCGCTGACGATGGTATGGAGCCTCTGTGGCGTGCCATGTTGTCGCTGGCTAAGCCCTGTTCTGACGGCGAGAAAGCTTCTGCGTGGCTAAGTGGGTTGCATCCATACGATGCAGAGCGCATGCAGACAAAGCTCAACGAGATAAAAGGCCCCTATTCA